ATGAAGTGGCCCGCCAGCCTTCAGGCGCGGCTCGGCCTGTCGCTGGGCCTCGTGCTGACGGTCCTGTGGCTGCTGGCCGCTTCGGTGACGGCCGTGATCGTGCGGGGCGAGATGGACGAGGTCTTCGACAGCGCCCTGCGCGAAACTGCGGAACGCATCCTGCCGCTGGCGGTGACCGACATCGTCGGACGCGAGGACCAGGGAGTGACCCAACGGCTCGCGCCCATTCGCGAGCACGACGAGTTGTTCACCTATCTCGTGCGGGACGCCGAGGGTCTGATCCTGCTGCAGTCCCATGCGGCAGACCCCGCAGTTTTCCCGCCTTACGATGGGCCGGGGTTCCGCCAGACCGCAACTCACCGGCTCTACAGCGACGCGGCGCTCCAGGGGACGATCCGCATCACGGTTGCCGAACCGCTGGCGCATCGCGCGTCCGTCGCGCGGGAAATCCAGATGGGCCTCGGCCTGCCGCTCCTGATTGTGCTGCCCCTCGCGCTGGCGGCGATCATGATGGCCGTTCGCTTCAGCCTTGACCCCCTGCGCCGGTTCCGCGCGCAGCTCGAGGCGCGCGGCGCCCGAGACCTCTCGGAGGTTACCGCCCACGATCTGCCGACAGAGATCGGCCCGCTGGCCGCGACCCTGAACAGCCTTTTGGCCAGGTTGCGCGCAGCGTTCGAGGCGGAGCGCAGCTTTGCCGCCAATGCAGCGCACGAACTGCGAACCCCGCTAGCAGGGGCCATCGCTCAGGCGCAGCGGCTTCGGTCGGAGACGAGTGACCCGGCCACCGACGCGCGCGCTGCAGAGATCGAGGCGACGCTGAAGCGCCTGACGCGGCTTTCCGAACGCCTGATGCAGCTTGCGCGGGCGGAAGGCGGGCGCCTGCGGATGGACCGAAGCGCAGACCTGAGAGCCGTTGCGCGTGTTGTGGTGGACGATCTGGCGCGCGCGAGCGCGCCGGGCCGCATCGCGCTGACCCTACCGGACACGGCCGTCATGTCGGATATCGACCCTGACGTCTTCGGCATCCTCTGCCGGAATCTCGTGGAGAATGCGCTTCGTCATGGGGCGGAGACTGCGCCAGTCGATGTGACCCTGACGGGAGATGCGCAATTGATCGTGTCGAACGACGGTCCCGTCCTGCCGCGCGACACCCTCGACCGCCTGACGGTCCGTTTTGAGCGGGCAAACCCAAGCACCGATGGCAGCGGACTCGGCCTTGCCATCGTCGTTGCCATCGCGGACCGGATCGGAAGCCAACTCATTCTGGAGTCGCCGCGTCCGGGGTCGTCTTCCGGTTTTCAGGCTTCCCTCAGGTTGCAGACAGAACCTGCGGACACCATCGCACGAGACACGATGCGCAGGACATGACAAATGATGGAACATCAGCAGCTTCGCGCCTGCTCGCGCATCACGGCGTAGTCGGCCAGCATTTCCGCGATCACCGATCGCTCCGGCAGCAGAGCCAGTTCCTCGGCCGCCCGTGCCTGGAACTCGCGGCTATACTCGACCACCGGTCGGCAGACGGTCGCGACGCGGGAGTCAGAAACGACCTTTGCGCAGCCGGTCAGTGAGATCGCTGCGATTGCGAGGGCGACGCGCCGCGGCCTCCAGCATCTGGCGTTGGACATCATTGGCCTTCTCCGTGGTTTCAAGGCGTTCGGCGAGGCGTCCTGCTCGCTCCCCGGAGCGCCGAAGCGAAAACAGGAACAGGAGCACTGCCAGCGCGATGGCTCCGCAGCGCAGCGCCGCCCGCCCCCCAAGGGCTGGCGGCGATCCCGGTGAGAAGTGCGGCGATCACCGCCGCCCCCGCTTCCAGTCGTCGAGGCGGGCATAGATGGTGACCGCGATGCCGCCGAGGGCGACCGCGATGAACACCCAGCGCAGGGTATCGAGATACGGGACCAGCGGCAGGACGGCGCTTTGCGTCTCCGCCAGCACCTGCTGGGCTACTTCCACCCCGGCTGCGCCGAGAGTCGCGACACCCGCCGCCCCGCCGCCCTTCATCGTACGGCTGTCGGCCAGCACCTCCCGCGCAGGCGGCGTCTCAGCTGCAAATGCCGTCTCCCGGACCGGAAAACGCTCACCCCACTGCCGTGCGGGCCCGAGGTCGATATTGATGAACCCCGAGCGCGGGTAGAACCCGAAGCCGAGGAATCCGACCTCCCGTGCCGCCACCTCGAAGGCGACCGGATCGTGGTTGGCCATGGCGATGTCGAAGGCAGCGCCGTCCATGTGCTTCGACCGGGTGGCGCCGCCGACGGCGCGGTTGTGCTCGGGGCTGCGATAGGCCGAGCGGACGATCAGCGGCTTGCCGAGCCGGTCGCGCAGCGCCTGCAGCTTGTCGAGGGCGGGTTCGTTGACCAGCAGCTTGCCGGTACCTCGGCAGGCGATTTCGGCTGGCGAGAAATTCGGCCAGCGCCAGCCGCTCTCGGGCACGTCGCGCCAATGGCGGTGAAAGGTCGTGGTCATGGGGTCCTCCGAAACGAAAAANCCCGCCTCGAGGGCGGGTGCTGTTGGGCTGATGAAAAGGGATGGCGAGCGGCTACGGGCTGCCGCCGAAGATCTTCAGCTTGATCGCGATGCCCGCGAGCAACGCCAGCATGACGCCGGTGGTGATCATGCGGACGGCGGTCTGCATGGCGGTGCGGCGCACCAGGCGGATGCAGTCGACGAGCGAGCGGAGATCGCGGATGTCGAGCGCGGCCTCGTCGCCGTCGAGCCCGACATCTGCCAGCGCGCGCTTCGCGCCTTCCTCGGCCGCCCGGGTCAGGATCGCCTCGAACTCGGCGTCGGGCATGCGCACGAAGCCCTCGGATCGGGGTGGTGTCATCGGACCTTCCTTCCGCCGCTCAGCCGACCTTGCAGCCCCAGAAGGACGTGTGGTCGGCGGCGAAATAGCCGTCCGCGACCCGGAAATACCCCTGCAGCTCGACGGTATCGCCGGCCGTCAGCGGTACCATCGTCTGCAACCAGATCGCGGTGGCGAGGGAGACGTGGGTGGCAGAGATTTCGCCGAGGGAGCCGCGGATTTCGGTCGTGCCGTTCAGGACGAGCCGCCCGCGCATCCTCGCCGTGGCGCTGGCGTTGATCTTGTAGAGCAGCGTCGCGCCGAAGAGGTAGGTGCCGTCTGCGGGCGCCACGAAGTGGTTGTTCGCGGCGTCAAAGGCGCCTTGGTCGTTGTAGTCGGTGTTGTTGAGGCCGATCTTCGTCCAGGTACCGACGCCCACGTAGTTGTCGTAGTTGGTCCAGGCCTTGAACCGCGGCAGCCGGGGCTGGTCGACGATGCCGCTCGCGTTGTCGACGCTGAGCCCGTCGAAGAAGGTGCTGCCGTCGGCCGAGACCGCGAGGCGGAAGCGGTCGGAGCCGAAGAGGCCGACCAGCGCCTTGGTCACGAAGCCGGTCTGCAGGATCAGGCCGAGATCGTCACCCGCGGCCTCCTTGTTCATCGTGTAGAACAGATCCCCGGTGCCGCCCTCGGCCACGGTCTTCGCGGTCCAGAGCGCGGCGTTGAGCTTGGCCGAGAACGGGTTAGACGCATCCGCCGTCGTGCCGAGCCCGAGCAGGCCGAGGTTCTGCAGCGCCGCCGGCGTTGTCCCGGTCCAGTCCGCGCCGTCGTAGGCCAGCAGCAGGCCCTCGTCATCGACCCATGCCCGCCAGCCGGTCCGTGGCGGCAGGCGCAGCCATGCGCCGTCCGTCCAGAGCGCCACGTTCAGGTCCCAGCCCGCCCAGTCGCCCGTTGCGCCGGAGGCGACGATGTATCGGTCGCCGTCGGCGGGGCTTCCGGGTGGCGCGGTCAGGTCCCGGTCGAGGACCGAGAGCTGGACGAGCCCGTCGAGGATCCGCAGCGCCTCGTTGTGGGTGACGTGCTTCTGGGCCTGCGCCGCCAGGATGTAGGGCAGCAGGAGATGGGTGGTGGTGTCAGACATGGGATTGCCTTCAGAGTATCAGCGTGACGGTTTTCGGCGCGCCCCGCCCGACGAGGGCGGAGAGCTGGGAGATGCGGATGTCGAGCGTGCCGCCGGGGCCGAGCGGCGCGCCCCAGTCGGCGATCTGGGCGGCGGCGGTGTAGAGCGCGTTGGTGGTGGCCGTGCTCAGGACGCGCTTCACAGTAGGGCCGTCGAGGATCTCCACCTCGTAGGCTTCCAGTTCCTCGGCCAGCGGCACCTCCAGCCCGCCCCAGCTGTCGGCCGCGAGCGCGCGGGACCGGCGTGTCCAGCGGATGGTGAAATCGCCGGGCGAGCGCGGCGCGGCGGGTCGGGTCGCATATGGCGGTCAGAAGTTCCCGCATGGGCAATTGCTTATGCAGGGATACGCATATGCGTCTTGCTTCATATCAAGGGAGGACCCGAGGCCACACCGCCCGCAAAGGAAACCATGTTCGCCGCGCGACATGGCTCAACCCCAAGCGGGACCAGGTCGACACGCATGGACCTGGGCGCCATGTCTCGGGCGGATCGGGACCACCTTTCGGTGACGTTCCGCTCGATCCCGCCCGCGCCGGCATCACGGCCCTGCCGCACGAGTTGTCCTTGTTCGCCGCCCCTTTCCACAGCAACCCCACATCCACGGCTGCCTGCGCCTGTCTCCTGCGACGCGCAGGCACGCACCAAGCCCACCACGCCGGGTGATCAACCTGCGGTGACCGGGCGCGGCGGCGACGCCCGCGTCCGCGCTATTTCCCCTTGGGGCAAGGAAAGGACGCTGGTTATGCGAACGGCATTGATCATAGGCGCGTCAGGCGGCATCGGCCGGGCGGTCAGTTCGGCTCTCGCGGCGCGGGGCGTCTCCGTCACCGGCCTGTCGCGCGGCGCCGACGGGCTGGACGTGACGGACGCGGTCTCCGTCGACAGGGTCATGGCGCGGCAGACCGGACCCTACGATCTGATCCTGATCGCCACCGGCATCCTGGCGCCTGCGGGGGAGGAACCGGAGAAATCGCTCAGCAGGATCAAAGCAGCGGCGATGGCCGAAGTGATGGCCGCCAACGCCATCGGGCCCGCCCTGATCCTGCGTCACGTCCCGCGGCTTTTGCCCCGGCACGAGCGCTCCGTGGCGGCGGTGCTGACGGCGCGCGTAGGCTCCATCGGCGATAATTTCCTGGGAGGCTGGTACAGCTACCGCGCTTCGAAAGCGGCCGCCAACCAGATCGTCCGCAGCGCGTCGATCGAGATCGCGCGCACGCACGCGAAGGCCGCGGTGGTCGCGCTTCATCCCGGCACGGTGGAGACGTCGTTCACCGCCGGCTATCCCGCCCACCGCAAAGAGCCGCCCGACGCCGCGGCGGAGAACCTGCTGCGGGTAGTCGACCGGCTGGGGCCCGAAGACACCGGGCGGTTCTTCGACTGGGCCGGCGCCGAGGTCCCCTGGTGACCCTCAGCGCCGCGCACGGGGATCGCAGTGACAGAGAGGTGCTGCTACGGCGAAGCGAGCCGACCTCCGAATTGCCGGGCCACCCGTTGTCCCCGAGCCCAGGGTCCCGCCATAAGCGGCAAGCGTAGTCTCGTTCGAGATCACGCTTCGAACCGCGCCAGCAGGTTCCGGACGTTCGACACGCCCCACCGCCCACCGCGCCGTGTGAGCATCCCTCTGTCGTTCAGCGCGACGGCGATGCCGCGTAGGCTTGTCACGCCCTCGGCCCGGATCGCCTCGATCACCGGAACGAGGTCTCGGGCGAAGGCGTCGGCGTTGGCGGTGACGGTCCGCCGCAGCGCCGCGCCTCCATCGCTTGCTCGCCGCAGGGCCGCCGCACCGTTTGGGTTGCCCAACTTCACCCCCCGAGCCTTGGCAGCGGCCAGGGCTTCCCTGGTTCGCCGTGAGATGGCCTCACGCTCCTGCTCGGCCACCAGGGCCATGATGCCGACGGTTAGGTCGTTGGCCTGGGGCATGTCGGCGGCGAGGAAGCGGACCCCGCTGTCGCGCAGCGCCAGAAGGAAGGCGGCGTTTCGGGACAGGCGGTCGAGTTTGGCGATGACCAGCGTGGCCCCGGTGACCTTGGCCAAGTGCAGCGCCTTGAGCAGTTCGGGCCGGTCCGCCTTCCGCCCGCTTTCGACCTCGGTGAAGCGGCCGAGGAGCTGAGCGGCGCGCTCGGCGGAGAAGCGCTCGATCGCCACGCGCTGCGCTTCCAGGCCCAAACCGCTGCGGCCTTGGCGGGTGGTTGAGACGCGCTCGTAGGCGACGATGCGCAAGGCGGCGGGGCGGAGCTGGGTCATGGGGTGTGCACACCTGCCAAACGTTGGTTGCGCAGGTGTGTACGGTGAGTTGGGGGCGGTCCCGTAGCGCTTTGTCGGGCCCACCGGCGGGATCAGAGCACCGAGGCGTCGCCCTCGTCGAGCTCCACGGTGATCGTGCGCGACCGGCGGTCCAGTTCGTCGGCCAGCCGCTCGCGGGCAGAGCCGCGGTCGGACGAGAGCCATTTGACCTCGATCCTCTTGGGCGCCTCCATCCTCGGGTCCAGGGCGGCGATGCGGCTGCGGGAGGCGGGGGTCATGCCGAACTCGGTCATGTAGCGGCCCATCAGCTCCAGCTGCTTGTTGGCGATGCCCATCCAGGGCGACTGCTGCACATAGCCGGAGGGCGTCTTCACCAGGGCAGGGCCCTGGGCGAGCTTCTCCTCGGCCTCGACCCAGCGTTCATAGGCCTGGCTACAGGCGGCGAGCCCCGCCCGGTCGACCACGGTCAGCACGCCCATCTCGTACAGCACCCTGGCCACCCGGTCCCATTCCTCGCGGGCCACGTCGGAAAGATGCGGGGGACAGGTCGGCAGGCCCTCGGGCGGCTGCGGCTCAGCATGGTTCAGCGCCCGCTTGCCCGGGTTGCCGGCCGCGCGCTTCAGCGCCGTCGGCTTGGGTCTGCGGCCCCGGGTCATGCCGGGGCGCCTGATGCATAAAGCAATGAGATTTCTGCGATTAACGTGGATAGGGCCGCCGGGACGAGCGAACACGGGTCCAGCGCAACGCAGGAGACCGCCGCATGCCCCGCCCCAAAGCCCTCGACGCCTTCATGGCCCGCAAAGCCGAGATCGACGCGATGCTCGCCCGGCTGCAGGCGCTCAGCGACGACCATTTCGGCGCGGAGCCCGGCCAGGTGGACTGGAGCCATGTCGGGAGCCTCGACTTCTACGCGGAGCACCTGCGCGAGGTCTGCGACCAGGCCTTCCGCGAAGGCGAATACGCCGGTTGAACCGCCCGCCCCCCCTGCCCCGCCCCGCGGGGCTCGGGCTCGTAGGACGCGCCGGACTGCTCGGCGACCTCGAGTGGAAGGATCTTCACATGCCCCTCACCCAGACCCAGCGCGACGTGCTCGTCGCCGCGAAGCCCCGCCCCGACCACCGCCTCCACCCACTGCCCGATCGCCTGAGGGGCGGCGCTGCGAAGAAGACCCTCGACGCGCTGGTCGCCCGGGGCCTCGCCGCTGCAGACGGCCCCGAAGGCGCGCTGGTCGCGACCGAAGCCGGGCTGGCCGCCATCGGCATCGAACCCGAGGACGCGAACACCGCGCCTGCGGGCGCGACCGACGCGCCGACCGAGGAACCCGCACCGGATACCCTCTCCAGACCCGCGACCGCGCCCAAGCCGCGGACGCCGCGCGAGGGAACCAAGCAGGCCACGCTGATCGCCATGCTGCGCGCGTCGGACGGCGCGACCATCGAGGAGATCATGGCCGCGACAGGCTGGCAGTCGCACACGGTGCGCGGCGCGATGTCCGGGGCGCTCAAGAAGAAGCTCGGGCTCGAGGTGACATCGGAGAAGGTCGAGAACCGAGGGCGGGTCTACACCATCCGCGAGTGATCGCGACCGCCGCGCAGAGACGCCGCCCGGATCATCGGGCGGCGCTTCTCCGTTCTGCATGGCGCATCCGGATCGCCTCGAACAGCCGCCGCAAGGCGAACGAACGGGTGATCGACACGATGGAAAAAACGGTCCCCATCATCAGGTTCTGCGTCAGCGTCGGGTTCAGCCCGAAGACCGGAAAGATCAGGATCTGCGCGACGACCGCGACGCCATAGCCCACGACCACGTTGGCGACGGCCTCGACCAGCGACATGCGTCGCGACTGCTTCAGGATGAGGCCTCCTCCATCGGCCCGCTCAGGAGAAGAATTCGCGCGTCGCATCATCGTCGTCGGCCTCCGCGAACATCTCCCACGGCTTCGGGCGCAGCCGGTCCTGCACCGTGACGCGCGACCGCGAGGCGGGCGTCATGCCAAGCTCGGCCATGTATTTCTGCATCAGCTCCAGGTTCTTGTTGGCCACCGCCAGCCACGGCGACGGCTGCACGTAGCCCGACGGCGTGCGCAGCATCACCGGGGTCTCCTGCAGCCGGGTCTCCGCCTCGACCCACCGGCCCCAGGCCTGGCAATAGGCCGCGAGCGCCGCGCGATCGAGCGTCGAAAGCAGCCCGAGCCGGTGCAGCACCGCCGCCAGCCGCCGCCATTCCGTCTTGGCCGGGGCCGAGAGATGCGACGGGCAGCTCGGCAGGTCCGGCGGAGGCTTCGGCTCGGCGCGGTTGATCGCGCGCTTGCCCGGGTTGCCCTCGAGGATCTTGAGCGCCGTCGGCTTGGGCTTGCGGCCTCTCATGCGGCGGCCTCCTTCGCCCGCGCCGCCTCCACCTCCGTGAAGCCGCCGCCGCCCTCCAGCGCCGCCGCCTTCCCGGTGAACGCCTCCCACCGACGAACGGCGACATCGACATAGGCGGGGTCCAGCTCCATCGCCATGCAGGCCCGCCCGGTCGTCTCCGCCGCGATCAGCGTCGTCCCCGAGCCCGAGAACGGCTCGTAGACCGCCTGCCCCCGGCTGGAGTTGTTGAGCAGCGGCCGGCGCATGCATTCCACCGGCTTCTGCGTGCCGTGGATGGTCTCCGCGTCCTGATCCCGGTTCGGAATGCGCCAGAGGGTGGTCTGCTTGCGGTCGCCGGACCAGTGGCCCTTGCCGCGGACCGCGTACCAGCAGGGCTCGTGCTGCCAGTGATAGTGGCCGCGGCTCATCACCAGCCGCTCCTTGGCCCAGATGATCTGGCTGCGGATCTCGAAGCCCGAGGCGGTCAGGCTCTCCGCCACCGCACCGGCGTGCAGCGCCCCGTGCCAGACATAGGCGACCTCGCCCGGGAACAGCGCCCAGGCCCCCCGCCAGTCCGCCCGATCGTCGTTGAGCACCTTTCCGATGCGCTTGGTCTTCGCGCCCCCGGTCGCGTTGCGCCAGCCCGGGTCGTACGAGACGCCGTAGGGCGGGTCCGTGACCATCAGATGCGGGCGCACATCCCCCAACAGGCGCGCAACCGCGGCGGGATCGGTGGCATCGCCGCAGAGCAGCCGGTGTGGGCCCAGCACCCAGAGATCCCCGGGGCGCGACACCGGGTCCGCGGGCGGAGCGGGCGTCTCCTCCTCCCGCGGGTCGAGCGTCGAGTCCGCGAACAGCGCATCGATCTCGGCCGCCTCGAAGCCGAGCGACATGAGATCGACCCCAAGGGCGCCGAGGTCCCCCGCCTCCAGCGCCAGCATCTCGCCGTCCCAACCGGCCCGCTCGGCCAGCTTGTTGTCCGCGAGGACATAAGCCCGCTTCTGCGCCTCGCTCAGATGCGCCAGCTCGATAACCGGCACGGAGGTCAGGCCCAGCTTGCGCGCCGCCAGCAGCCGCCCGTGCCCGGCGATCACCCCGTTCGCGCCGTCCACCAGCACCGGGTTGTTGAACCCGAACTCGCGGATCGATCCCGCGATCAGCGCCACCTGGTCCTCCGAATGCGTCCGGGCATTGCGGGCATAGGGGATCAGCGCGTCCAGCGCCCGATGCTCGATCCGGAGCGCCGGCGTGTCGATCTGGAGTTCTGCGATCATCGCGTGGTCTCCTCGGGGGACCCCCCTGCCAATTACGCGGCTGTGAAAGTTCGCCTCCCCCCGCCGGTCCCCGGTGGAAGGTTGCAGGTATTCGCCCCCCCCGGGGTCTGCCCAAGCAGTATAGCAACGATACAAGCCATTGTAATCATGACATTAAAAGACACAGGGCGACAGGAGCCGACAATCATTGGTTCGCATCGGCCGCTTGGCCACGCATCGCCAATCGACGCAACGGCGAAGACGGACTTTCAAATCAGCCGAGTGCGGGTTTGCGGGTTTGGCGGGTTTGTTTCCGGCCGTTCCAAACGTAAGATCTCCTCGAAATTTTCCACGCGAGCGACGGAAATCAAACCCGCCAAACCCGCAAACCCGCAAGATGACCTCAGGTGCGGCGGCACGAACCCCGTCCGGCGGCCAAAAGGGAACCGCCATGACCGATCACTCCCAGCCCGAAGGTTCGGCTTTTCAGCCGTCGGCCCGCCCACGTCGCGGCCTGCCGCTCGAGGAGGCGCTACGCCGCTGGTCCGATCCTGACGCCTACGACGCGATGGCCGAACTGGCCGACGCCCGAACCCCGGTGAGCACGGCTCCCGGCGTAGCCGCGACGCCGAAGGTCCTGCGCCACCTCGCCTACAAGGCGATGCGCGACCCGTTGGAAGCGGCGTTCCTGGAGAAGCTGCTCGCCGCAGAGCTGATCGCCAGCGCAACGGATGAGCGTCCTTCCCCGACCGACCCACGCTTCGTGGTCGACCCCGACATGTTCGAGCGGCTGGGCTTTGTGTTCCACAGTCCGGACGCCATGGCCGGGATCGGCGGCGCCATCTGGAACGTCGAAGTGTTCGACCCGCGCGCGATCCCGCGGAACATCCACTGGCTTCCCGACTGGCTGGAGGAATTGGCAGGGGAGCTGATCGGCGCCGCATCGCCTTCGCCCGTGGTCGATCACGGCCTCGTCGCCCGCCCNATAACCGTGCCGTTCCGGCACGACGATCAGTACCGCCACGTGTGGCTCCATGGTCAGGAATTCTCGCTGACCGCGAAGCAGGCGCTGGTGGTCAAGGCGCTGCATGTGGCCATGCTTGAAGCCGATCCGTGGCGGCGAGCCGACGACCTGCTGGAGGCCGCAGATTCAGATTCCGATAAACTCTCTCACCTGTTCCGCCGTTTCAGAGACCCGCACTGGTCGGCGCTGATCCGCTCCGACGGACGCGGCGGCTACCGGCTGAACGTCGATCCCGAGCGCTGATCATCATGCCCCCCGGGATTTGTCACCCGCGAGTCACCTGGCGGTAACCCGGGTCACCCGCCTGGCTCCCGCGCGTCAAACGACAGACACCATCCCGCGTGCGAATCTGACGCCACATGACGACATGTGGTGCGGAGGGGGTGATGATCGAGACCGGCGAGAAGAGCGAGACGGCTGAGGCCCCGATCGCCTTCCCCCTGACCGAGGCCGAGCTGGCGCGGCGCTGGCGGCTGTCACCCCGCACCTTGCAGCGCTGGCGGCGCGAGGGGCGCGGCCCCGCCTTTCTGCGCCTCGGTCGGCGCGTGCTTTACGAGCCGACCGCCGTGTCGCGGTTCGAAGCCGCCGCTCGCCATGGCGCGGAGGCGGAGTGATGTCGGAACATCGCAAGGTCTCGAACGATTGGCTGGACGAGCCTTTCACCCCTGTCTCGGCGGCCGTCACGGTGGTCACGTCGGTGACGCCGCCGGTCCTGTCGAAGTCTATCGCCAGAAAGGCCGGCGGCAGCGTCGTGAAGCGCGGCGGCGGCATTCTGACGGAGGGGCGCACCGAGACGCGCGAGATCGCAAGCCTGGAGGCGTTCGCCGCCCTGCTCGTCGGCCTCGGCCCAGCGAACGCCCTCGCCTACGGCCTGCCGCGCAAGGGCGACGGTCCGATCCTCAGCCGGCGTCGCTTCGAGGCCGCGGGGCGCCCGGCACAGGCCGGCACGCGCACCCGCGAAGACTTCGCATGGCCCGAGGGACCCGGCATCATGATGCTGGACCACGACCCCGACGAAGACGGAGAGGCGCTGTCGCGCGAAGACCTCGTCGCTCTGGTCCGCGGAGCTGCGCCTGGCCTGGCGGAGGCGCGGATGTTGTGGTGGCCGTCAGCTTCCTCACACATCTGCGACGCCGTCACGTGCGAGGACCTCACCGGACTTCGCGGCCAGCGCCTCTACCTCATGGTCGCCGACGCCCGCGACGTGCCCCGAGCCGGCGCGGCACTGGTCGACCGGCTCTGGGCGACGGGTCACGGGCGCATCGCAGTCAGCGCCTCCGGTTCGGCGTTGCAGCGCTGCCCCCTGGACGCCTCGGTCTGGCAGCCCGAGCGCCTGGACTTCGCCGCAGGCGCCGCCTGCGGACCGGGCCTCGTTCAGCGTCGCGGCGACCCGGTGATCGTGCCGGGAACATCCGCGATCATCGACACCCGCGCTGTGTTGCATCCGGACGAGGACGTTCGCCGTGCGGCGACAACGGCGTGGTCCCGGACGAAGGCGCAGGCGAAAGACCGGATCGACGCGGCCCGACAAACCTTTGCTGAATGCTACGCGGACGAAGCGATGGCCGAGCTGGGTCGCGAAGATCCCGAGGCGCGGCAAGTCGCCCTCGACGCCGCGCTTCTGGCCGTCGATCGCCGCGTGCTCTCAGCCGATTTCCCGGTGCAGGTCGACGTCGGACACGGCCGCTTCAAGACCGTGTCCGTCGGCCGGATTCTTGATGATCGCCAGGGCTTCCACGGACGGCTGGCCCGTGACCCGCTGGAACCGAGCTACGACGGCGGGCGGACCACCGGAAAGCTGTACCTGCTCGGCGCGCGGCCGACGCTCCACTCGTTCGCCCATGGCGGGCGGACGTTCCGACTGATCCGGGCGGCGCGCCGCATCGAGGTCGTCGGCGGTCGCACCGCCGAAGCGACGACGATGACGCTGGAGGCGCTGCGCGATGATCCCGCGATCCACGACTTCGGCGGTCAGATCGCCCTCGTTGAAGACGGGCGCGTACAGCCGCTGGACGAGCATGCCCTCGCGCATCACCTCGGCGGCATCGTGCAGTTCTGGTGCGTCAAGCGCCGCAGCGATGGGGACGAGCATGTCGACATCGACCCGCCCGCCGCCCTGCTTCGCCAGATCGTCAGCCTCGGCGCCCGTCGCCGACTGAAGGCGCTCACCGCCGTCATCACCGCCCCTACCCTGCGCTCGGACGGCTCGGTGCTTGGCGCGCCGGGGTTCGACGCCGCCACGGGCCTGTTCTTCGACCCGCTCGGCGGGGACCCTCCCACGATCCCGGATCACCCCACGATCGCACAATGCCGCGGCGCCTGGCGGACCTTGATCGAGCCGTTCCGATCCTTCCCCTTCGTCGATCCGCTGGCCCGGGGCGCCTTCCTCGCCGCGCTGCTGACCGGCGCCGTGCGCGCCAGCCTGCCTACCGCGCCGGCCTTCGCGATGGATGCCCCGGTGCAGGGGTCGGGCAAGACCCTGCTCGCCTGCTGCGCCGCGGCGCTCTGCGGCGGTCGCGCGCCGGAGATCTGGCCGCACACCGCGGGGCGGGACGACGAGGAGGTCCGCAAGCGTCTGCTGTCCGCGCTGCGCGTCGGCCCGCCGGCGCTGATCTGGGACAACGTGGTCGGCGCCCTCGATTCCGCCGCGCTGGCCGCCGCCATCACCGCGCCGATCTTCACCGACCGCCTGCTGGGGCGCTCCGAGACCATCAGCGTGCCCAACCGCACCCTGCTGCTGATGACCGGCAACAACATCCACCTCGCCGGCGATCTGCCCCGGCGCGTGCTCGTCTGCCGGATCGACCCCGAGACCGACGTCCCTTTCGCGCGCCGCTTCGACCTCGACCCCCTCGCCCATGTGCTCGAGCATCGAATGGAGCTCGTGGTCGCCGCGCTGACGCTGATCCGCGGCAGGCTTTGCGCGACCTCTCCCAAGGCCGACGGCCGCATGGCGAGCTTCGAGCTCTGGGACGACCTCGTGCGCCAGACCGTGTGTTGGATAGGATGCGACGTGGCCCCGGGCGAGGTCGACGACCCGATGGCCCTCGTGCATGCGGCGCAGGCCAACGACCCCGAGCAGGAGAGCCTCGCCGCCTTGCTGGTCTCGCTGGAAGACGTCTTCGGCGACCGCTGGTTCACCGCGAAGGACGTCGCCGCCAAGGCGGGTCCGGCGCATCGGGACATCTACGCCACCGGCGCGGAAAGAGCCCTCGCCGAGAGCCTGGCGGAATTTGCGGGCGAGCGTGCCGTGTCCAGCACCAAGAGCATCGGCCGCACGCTCAAGTACCGGATCGGGCGGATCGTGCAGGGCCTGAAGTTGTCCGCGAGGCCCGCCCGGAACGGCAATGAGTTCGCCGTCATCCGCATCCCGTCGAACGAGGGAGGCCAGCGGCCGACACACGGCTCCGGCTCGGATCATGAAACCTCGGGCGAAGGGGCTGACTGCGCCCAGCAGCATGCGGGCCGCGCCTTCGAGAGATGGGAGGGCGAGATCTGATGAGCGCGCTCTGCAAGCCGGCCGTTGGCGCCATCGGCCCCAACCCGCTGCCCGCCGCCCGAATGACGCCGTCCGAGCGCCGCGCCGAGCTGTGCGGCCTGCTGGCCCTCGGGCTGATCCGGCTACGCTTGGCGGTCCGCGACGAAGTCGCTGCGGCGACTGGAGAAAGTTCTCTTCACTTCCCGCCCGACCGGAGTGGTCATGCAACCCCGACGGACCGGAGACCCGCATGACCCAGCACGACCCCATCCCCGCCCGCCTCGCCGCCCTGAAGGCCGCCTCGACGCCCGAACTGAAGGCGCAGTGGCGCGATCTCTTCGACAGC